CAATTTATATGGCAACACGTAAAACAGCTTAATCAATTGGGAATCTTTAAATACTTATATAAAATGGCAACAAAAAAAAAACGCAGAACACGCAAAAGAAGCATGAGCGAAAGCGGTTTATCTCGCAGAGTTAGCGGAACACGTACAACCGCACGCAGACGTAGAACACGCTCACGTTCAAAAGGTATGCTATCCGAAATGTTTAGTCCTGCTACCGCACAACAAACTGGTAAGGCAATGTTAAGCGGTGCAATAGCTGGTTATGGTGTCGCATCCATTGAACCGATGTTGCAAGGTTTGCCGAAATGGGCTAAACACGCAACTTTGCTTGGTGGTTCTTTCCTTACCGGTACTGTTTTGAAAATGCCGAATATGAGTGTCGGCATTGCTTCTGCTTGGGGATATTCGTTTGCAAAAGATATGCAAGCAATGGGAGAAGATGGGGACTGGGCGGATGAAGATGCAATGGATGAAGAACCTGAATATTTAGATGAAGCAGGCAATCCAATGTTTTTAGCCGCTGATGGTAATTTTTATTATTTGGATGAAGATGATGAGATGTCCGAGGACGATGAATTTATGGATGAAGATGATGAAGATGAAATGTCCGAGGAATTTTTAGCAGATGATAGTATTTATCCAGCGTACGTTAATACATCAAGGTACTAAGCAATGCAAGCAATAAAAATAAATAATAAAAAAATTCACTTTAATAATAAAATATAATGAGAAGACTGTCTATACCTCGCCCTCGCTCAGTAGTTAAAAAACAATTTTCAACTGCAAGCAATGCCATTCGTAAAATGGTTGCTACTGCTGATAAATTCGGAAATTCTGGAATTAAAAACCAACAGCTTACAACCTTCGAGGTATTCGATTATTTGCCGTATGCTCCAGGAACAACATTGAAATTTTTTCAAAATGTTAGCACCCGCCAATTCCCATTTGCAAATATTCAAGAGAATCGATTGCAAGTAGGTGAATCAATGGTTATCAAACGTATTTGGTTTACCGTTGCAACTCAAATGGGTGGAAATATTACCAATATTCAAACATTTGAACAAGCTGCATTGTCAGGTCAATATTTATCTCAATTGACTTGGAACAATGATAACAATCGGGTAATAAAGGATTTATCTTTAACCAATATGCAAGCGGAATTTAACCGTAAAGCATGGAGTACAGATAACAACGTATTTCATTTGGAAACTGATATTACCATTCAACCTTTGGTGAGATTTACTGCATCATTAAATATGGTTACTGGTGCGGAAGTTAAAAACATATTTATAGGTTGCCATGCGGGAGGAGTTGGAACATTACTTGCTCCTAAAGGAACTTTCTAAAAATATGCCCCTGCTGTGGCTGCTTCGCGGAAAATAAACAGCAACAAGGCTGATGCCGAAAAAAGCCGATTTTATTCGGCTTTTTTTTCAAACCATAAAAATTTTTACAATGAGAATAAATAAAAGAGTATGGATGAATCCACCACGTAGAACAGGAAGCATCAAAAACATTATACACGCTCAACGAAATTCAACAGTAGGAAAATCAGCGGTAGGTACACCACAATATCCGGGTGCTGCCAGTGGATTAACTCAATCGCAATCGAGGCAATTAATAAGGGAACAGCCGAGGGTTACAGGTATTCCTTTTGTTGCATCGGCAGGGAGTTTTACAATCAATAATATTGAAATCCCTGGGGATGCGACTTTATTTTTAGGATTAATGTTTACACCTACTGGGAATGCAATGGACACGTTTACAATGGCAATCAACAACAATAAAATTATTGATAACGGCAGCGTAAAATTACATTCCCCTGACAATTCGCAAAGCATCAAATCCCAATACTTCCCATATATGCAGCCATTGACAGGAAAAGACGTGTTGGCTTTTCAATTACAAACTACTAGTGGATTAACAGGCGTATTACAACTTCATTATATTTAAAATGATTACACAAAATTTAATTGACCTGATTGAAAAAGGAGATGCACAATATAAAACGTGGGTAATCGGTGCTACTGGAAGCAGTAGGATACCCGTTCCTAAAAACAATTATATTGTAATCACGGATTTTCACTATTCTCATTTTATGGATAGGAAAGATGAATTAGGCGCAGCCGTTGACTTTTTAGAATCATTGCGAAATAATGTGCATCATTTAACATTTACCAGTTTCGGACAAAGATATTTATATACTATCCGCAGCAGCTTTCAAATGAATGTTTGGGATGGCAATGAATGGGCTTCCCCTACTGTTCCCTCCACAAAATACGATACTTACCAAGTACATAAAACCGATGTCCATGTGGACGTATGGAGATTGTTAGATTTTAGTAAATGGAGTTTATCCGTATCGAAATTGGATGATAAAACAACGGAAGAACCAAACCCATCAGGATACGGTACTCAAAATAATGCCCCTAATCAAAATGTTTTAAGAAAAATTAATTTTGATGGAGTACAACAGGACTTTCTACCGTATGGGGAAAACCAAGGAATACCATTAACTAATACATGGAGAGAGCAATTCTATTGCGATATAGACAACCAATCATTTTTGCATCCTCCTGACACAAAAAAAATAGATTGTAATTACACGTATCCGATTATCAATGTCGGATATGTATTGATTAATAAAACCATTGATAAAACTGCACGATAAAAATCAAAAACAAAAATTAAACCAGCGAAGCAAAATGAAACAAAACATTTCAGAATTTAACCAAAAGTTCAAAGACGAACTTTTAGACGTAGGTTATAAACACGTTGCAATGGATAGCGCAGAGGGCGAAAGAATCGTATCTTACAACCAACCCGCACAAAAAATACAGAACAAATTTAATGAGATACAAAAACGATTAAGGGTTTTACCCGATGGGTATTACCGTATTTACTGTACCTATTCATACGGCTCTAAAGCCAAACCCGATATGTTTCTAATCAAAAAAGGAAAGGTATCCGATGAAACATTGCAAGAGCCTATAAAGCCTCAAGAACATGCCATTATTCCAATATCAAAAGAACAAATTAAACGTGAGGAAATTTTATCATTAGAACAGGCTCTTACACGCATTGAACAATTGAGCCGTTTGGAAATGGAAAATTCCGTATTGAAAGACAAGGTTAAACAACAAGCGGATGAACTATTGGAATTGGAATCGGAACTTTCGGAAATGGAAGAAAAACAACCATTAGCCGACAATGGAATGAATGGGATAGGAGGTTGGCTGAAGGAAATTGCCCCCGTACTTGCACCTATTGCCGACCAGTATTTTGAATTGGAAAAACAAAAAGTCGCATTAGCGGAAAAACGTTTTCACCATCAGCAAAAAAAGCAGCCTATCATTGTCCGCAACCAAAGGCAAAGACAACAACCAAAGAAGCCAACATTGCAAGAAATTATTATGTCCATTGATGTAAACAACGAAGACGTGATGAATCGTTTGTATGATGAACTGGATGAAATGGAGGAGGATAATTTTAATGCAACACTTAAACAGATAGAAAGTTTGCGCCCTGATGTTGCTGAATTAATCATTGATGAATTTGGACTTGTAGAAGAAGAGGAGGAAAGCAATGAGTAATTCAATAAAGTTGCAATTGTTTAAATCGGAATTATTCACTTGTACAACTATTTCACAAATGTTTGATGTGATTAAAAAATATTACGATGTATATCGTTGCAATGTAGGAGCTATAACGAAGAGTTTAATAATTTCGGGCGTAAATAATGCTTTCAATAAAAACACGCCAATAGAAGCCGTAAATCAAATGCGCTCAATTGATAATCTAGGTGGTATAATAGATTTTTTTGAAAAATCGTACTCCGATGCAAAAATAGAAGCATCCCAAAAAAATAAAGTGATTGAAGGTTTTGAAAGCGTAATAAAAATGACAAGCTGCAAATTAAAATGAAAACAAAACTTGAAGCATTTCCAGCATGGGCGAAAGCCCTTACCGCAGTTGCTTTAGTTACTGGTGGAATATTTGCAGTCGTTCAAATAAATAAAGGGCGGGAGCGCAGAAGATTGAGAAAAGAGGGGCGTGAATTGATACAAGACGTTGAATCGGACATACAAGCTACCAATAAACCCGCATCGCTTACAAAAACAAATTACAAGCTATTGGCAACTAAATTATATAATGCGCTTAATCTTTGGAACATTGATGAAATGGCGGTTTATCAGGTATTCGCACAAATGAATAATGATAGGGATGTTTTTGAACTGATTAAAGCCTTTGGTATGCCATTAGATAGCAGTAATTTTTGGGATGCAGATATAGAAAAAAATTTAAGCGGATTTATGCAGAAATTAGATAGCGATGAAGTAGCAGCGGTAAATTTCGGTCTTGCACGTAAAGGGATTAAATACAGATTTTAAAATGGATTACAAGCTATTGCCATTTATTGAAAAAGTAAAGACGAATCAAAAAAAATTCGGTGAAAAGGTCATTGATATTAGCAATAAACTAGATACTGTTCCGCATTATTTAATGATTGTAATGAACAATGAAAGCGGTTTACGGGCGGACATTAAAAATCCAACATCGAGCGCATCGGGTTTAATTCAATTCATGGAAGCAACCGCAAAAGGATTAGGTACTACAACCGCAGATTTACGTACGATGAGCAATGTGAAGCAATTGGATTATGTATATAAATATTTAAAACCGTATGCTAAAAAATTTAAAGATGTATCCGATGTTTATTTAGCCGTATTCTTTCCGCTTGCATTGTATAAAGATGAAGATTATAAATTTCCATCATGGGCGGTGAAAGCAAATCCAATATTTGATTTGAATAAGGACGGAATACTGACAAAAGCAGAATTTAGAAACTATGTAAATAAAAAATATGCTAAATATTTACCTAAATCAAACGAGATTGAATTGATTAAAAAAAAAACACCTTTTTCCAACAACACAAAAAAGTAATTATAATAACCGGAGTTGCATTAACATTAATAGGAG